ATGTACGATTCTAACCCGGCTGCTTAATGACCTTAGTCAGGTTAGCCGCCGAGTAAACCAGGGTCACTGTAACCCACCCAAGCCCCCGAGCCAGTGACCCTGGCGACCTTTTTACCGTTGCCCGTAGAGCGGCAAAGGGTCCTTTAGTGGATGGCTCTACCCAGAGTCGTTACGATAGCCCGGAATCGACGGGTTCCCCCTATTGTAGCGGCTCTGGTACCTTTTATAAAACACAGTGAGGACAACCCATGCCACGCGACCCTGACGATAATCTGGTAGTGACGTTTAAATATGCGGCAATGGAAAATGCTGCGAAAAGTCTGGTAGAGGGCCGGGCGCAATTTGAAGACGTTGAGATTTGCGAAATTCGGGCGCCGGGTATGAGGGACGTGAAGGTCTTTCCGGCGCATTTTTTCTCAAAATGGATCACCGATCCATTTACAGGCGGTCAGCGCCAGATCACCTATGCCGAACGCTTCAAGCACCAGTACCGGCAATTCACGGAAAACGCCGCACAGACCAAGGTCGGGACTCCACTGGATTATGCCAAATTCCTGACCGATGCCCGCCGAGCCGAACTTCGCGCCATGAATGTCTACACCATCGAAGCACTGGCTGCGATCGAAGGCGCCGAATTGAAGAACATCGGCATGGGCGGCAGAGATATGAAGAATCAAGCTATCGCTTTGATTGAGGAAACCAAGAAGGGCGCCGTCAATAAGCAGATGGAGGTCGAGCTTGAGGCACTGCGCGCTCGCAATGTCATTCTTGAGGAAGATGTTGCTACGTTGCGTTCGCTGAAGGCAAAGGCGGAGGCTGAATTTGCCGAAATGAGCGACACGCAGTTGAAGGAATTCATTGCCTCACACACCGGCCACACACCACTAGGCAATCCTAATCGTAAGACGCTAATACGGATGGCGATCGAGGCCCGGCCTAACCAGACATCAGCGGATCAGGTGGCATGACCTACATAGCGGGTAATCTTAAACCGAAATGCGAGCGATGTTGCCTCCGTTCACCAATGAAGGATTCAAGATTTTGTATTTGCTGTGAAGCTCTTTATTCTTACACGGGGCCGTTATGACACTAATCTCTGTCGTCAAGGATGTCTGCCAAGTGGTCGGTGTGCAGCAACCAACTTCGGTATTCACCAACATCAACGCCAACCGTACCATGCAAGAAATGTCGGCGCTGGCGACCGAGATGGCGCAGCGTATTGCTTATGATAGCGGCAAGGATTGGACAATTCTAAAGAAGGTGGCAACGTTGATCGGGGATGGTGTAGCGGACGCTTTCAACTTGCCGGCAGATTATAAGCGCATGCTGCTGACGACAGAACTATGGCGCTCGACTTCGACGCAGACTCCAATGCAATATATCGTCGACACCAACGAATGGGTGCAGCGTCGTAATCAGCCGTGGACTAGCGCCTGGGGCGAGTGGACAATGCTTGGCGGCCAGATTGTGATACAGCCAATCATGGATGTCGGCGTTAACGCCACGTTCGGCTACCTTAACAAAAACTGCATTACGCTGGCGTCCAGCGGTTACGGCGATACTTTTATGGCTGACAATGACAGTTTCATATTGGGCGACCGGCTGCTCAAGCTGGCCATGATTTGGCAATGGAAGTCCAACAAGGGTTCGCCTTACGCCGAGGATCTGGCGACCTATAATGACGCGCTGAATGTGGCTATGGGGTCGGAGAAGCCGGCACCGATCATCGTTGGTCGGTTGCCGATGTCCGGTAACATGGCCTATCCGTGGGTGGTGCCATGAGTTGGCTTTGTACCTTCATGCAATGCCGCTGGATTTGGCATTTCAATGTAGAGGGTTCGACAGGAATTTATCAATGCGCACGCTGCAAGACAATTTCGATCGGTTCGCCTAGATGACCCAATATGCCGCCTTCCGCCGTGTCCCGGTCCCACCGCAGGCGGCGCAGCACTATCAAACCACAATTCTACCAGCCCCAACCCGTGGCCTGATCGATAGCGAAAACCTGACCTACATGCAGCCGGGCGGCGCGATTGTGATGGATAATTGGCTGCCGACGATGCAAGGCGCCCGGATACGCGGAGGTTCTATTCACTGGTGTTCTCTGCAGGAAACCACGCCAGTTATTTCCGCTTTTGAATATGCTAGCGGCAATATCCGCAGGATGTTCGCGGCCAACGCCACCAAGGTCTATGATGTTTCATCTTCCGCCGTTCCCACGGCAGTTGTCACCGGACGGCTTTCTGGCAATTATTCTGCCGTCCAAATGGCCAATGCCGGTGGTGACTGGTTGATTGCGGTCAACGATGCCGGTGACTTTCCATTACGTTATGACGGTACAACATGGCTGTCATTGACAACAGACCAAATCAACGGACCTGGTGGGTCGGCGGTCGAGCATGGTAGAAACTTGGTCAACGTTTGCAAATATCGAAACCGTTTGTTCTTCATCCAGCAGGATTCGATGAACGCCTGGTATCTCGGCATTGATTCGATTGCCGGTACTCTGGCGTTGATCCCCTTGTCGGGCGCGGCGACCAAGGGCGGCAAGCTATTGTTCTGCGCATCATGGTCGGTGGATGCCGGCGACGGATTGGATGATAAGCTAGTATTTGTGACAACCGAGGGTGAGGCTCTTATCTTTAGTGGGTCCAATCCATCTGACGCCAATAACTGGCGACAGGAAGGCCGCTACCAGATCCCGAAGCCGATGGGAATGAATGCTCACGTCTCACTTGGCGGCGACCTCCTGATTGCCACCATTGAGGGTATCGTGCCACTTTCCGCCGCTATTACGAAAGACGCCGAACAACTTGAGTTGGCGATGATCACCAAGAACATTAGAAAGACATGGCGCGCGGAGGCGGTCGCTAAAAATACTTTGCCATGGACAATGGCACGTTGGGATGAAGCTGGCCTGATGTACGTGACATGGCCTGGCGGCAGTCCGGGGGCGCGCTATTGCGCCGTGGTCAATACCGCCACAAGCGCGTGGGCGCGGCTTCCTGGCTATGATGCGACCTGTTTCATCAAGCAGGGGCCAAATCTGTTTTTCGGCACGCAGAGCGGAACCATCATGCAGGTTGATCGTACCGGTTATGATGATGGTGTCCCCTATGTCTGTACCATCGTCGGTGGCTGGGAAATATTCCAGACCCCGCCGGCAACCGTGATTTGGCACCAGGCAAGGGCGGCCTTCTCGGCACGGCCGGGCGAGACTTTCCAGCCGCAATTGGCGGCAACCACCGACTATATCGTTACAATCCCGTACCCACCGCCAGCCGGTCTTGATCCTGGTGTACTGGATCTCTGGGACCAAGGGCTATGGGACCAAGCGCTATGGGATGGGGCGGTGCCGCCAAAGCCGACTATACGTAATACCGGCTGGGTGTCAGTGGGGCAGACCGGCTTCTCGCACGCGCCAATTGTGCAAATCACGATGGCACAAACGGCCAAGCCACAGGTCGAGTTGATCTCGATTGGCGTTACTTATGAACGGGCTGGATCCAATGTGTGACGCCGAATATTGGAATTGGATTCACTTCCCAGAGCCGGATGACAGGTCCCGTGTACTTCTCGGTAAATGTCGAAGATTGGGACATTGTGGATACATTGATTGTATGTGTGATGTCGACCCGACTGATCCGCGCGACATGGCCGCGTTCCGAGACGAAGAGAAGTCCAATGTGTGATTACGTCTACGGCCACGATCAGGTAGTTGGCTATTTCGTTGCCGGCCTGATCCCGCATTGCGCGCGTGGTTTTGGGGAAAATATCAAGACCATCGGTGTCATCAACGACGGAGGCAGTCTGATCGCCGGTCTGGTCTACCACAATTACGATCCGGAGGCGGGCGTTATCGAAATATCCGGTGCGGCCTTGCCTGGCGCACACTGGCTGACCCGCGAAACGCTCAAGCGAATGTACACCTATCCATTCCATCAGTGCGGTTGTCAGATGGTGGTGCAGCGGACGCCATCCGACAATGAACGTTTGCTCTACATGCTGGCTCGATACGGGTATAAGTTTGTCATGGTCGAGCGGCTATTTGGCCGAGACCGCGACTGTACGATCTGCACGCTGACCAAGGAAGCTTGGGAAGGCAATCGCTATAACCAGCGGCTACAGCACCACCTTGCCCCACCGCTTATTCAGGAGGCTGCCTGATGAATGACGCCAAGATTGAGCAAGAACTTCTTGCCGAGATTGAGTTACTGCGAAAGGCTTTGTGGAAAATTGTCCATACCTATGAGACAAACCGACATGCCGAGGAAACGATGTACTACATTGCCGTCTCTGCACTAGAGCCACCCTCACAGGAGGAGGCCGCCTAATGTATAGCCCATTACGGTCCCGCGTCGGCGGTGACATGCGCAACCAGATTGCGCAAACCATGATGAACATTGGTAGTCCGCCGCCGCAGGTACAGCAGCAAGGCGGTCTACCGCCCGGCATGATGATGGCGCCTAGTCCGCTCAAAGGTCTGATGGGCATGGATCAGCAAGGACCAAGCAGCTTCATGGGAGGGCAGTCATCGCCACAGCCGCAATTGCTGCCGCAACAAATGCAGCAACCGCAGCAGCAGCCAATGCCGCCGCCGCCAGATACTAACCCCGTCATGCCGCCTCCACCGCCGCCGCCACAGCCAGTTGACCCGTCATCCCTATTCGCCGCCCCGCCGGCTGTGCCGGGGCAGCCACCACCGATGTTCGCCAAGCCGCCAGTCTTTTAGAGGACGCCCATGGGCAAACCATCAGCACCGACCCCGCCTAATCCGTTCCAGACGGCGGCAGCACAAACCGGAACGAACGTTTCAACGGCGGTTGCCAATGCGTATTTGAACAACACCAACCAGGTCACGCCGACTGGCAATCTGAGCTACTCGCCAACCGGCAACCATGCCTGGACTGATCCGAGTACTGGGCAGACCTATAATGTCCCTTCATTCACGGCAACGCAAACGCTGACACCGCAAGGTCAGGCAATCCAAGACCAGACACTCGCCTCACAATACAATCTCGCCGGCATGGCGAATGCGCAGTCCCGCAGGATTGGGGGGCTATTGTCGCATGAAATGGATACCACGGGCGCACCAACTGCTGGAACGCCAACTGGATTGTCTAATATTCCTGGTGCCTCTACTTCCTACGACCCCGGCGGTGCTATCCAATCAACGTTTGGTCCTGCCGGTGACATCACCAAGAGCTACGGGCCGGACGATTTTTCCTCCGACCGGCAACGAGTTGAAGAGTCGCTAATGGCGCGGATGAATCCGCAGCTTGCGCGTGAGCGCGGAAATATTGAACAGCGGCTAGCTGACCAGGGTATCCGATACGGCTCGCAAGCCTACTCTGGAGCGATGGACGACTATAACCGACAAGCCAACGATGCGCGCTTTGGCGCCATCAGCCAAGCCGGCAGCGAACAGCAGCGCATGATGGACATGGCGGCGCAAAGGGCTGGATTTCAGAACGCGGCGCAGCAGCAGCAATACGAGCAGCAACTTGGCCGTGGCTCGTTCACCAATCAAGCACAAGCACAGCAAAATTCACAGAATGCGGCGCTTGCCGGCTTTAGAAATACTGGCCTAGCGCAGCAAATGCAGCAACAGCAGTCAATCTTCAATGCACAGAACGCGGCGCGCAATCAGTTTATGCAAGAGCAGTATGCGCAAAGGAATCAGCCGATTAATGAAATCACTTCATTGCTATCTGGTTCGCAGGTACAGAACCCAAATTTTATCAATACGCCAGGCTCGCAAATTCCTACCACCGACATCGCCGGACTAGTCAATCAGAATTTCAATCAGCAGGCACAGAACTACAACACAGCGTCACAGTCTTGGAATTCGCTGATGGGTGGCATCCTGGGACTCGGTTCCGGAATTATCAAGAGCGATGAGCGTTCGAAAGAAAACAAGGTAAGGCTCGGCACTGTGTTCTCGGCAACGCCGCGCGCTGATGATGACAAGGTCTTGCCGATTTACGGGTACAGCTACAAGGGCGACCCAGACGAGACTCGTCACATCGGCCCGATGGCGCAGGACGTTGAACGCATCGATCGTGGCGCTGTCAAGACTATTCGCGGTACCAAATACATCAAACCCGCCCGCGTCATGGGCAACATCTTGAGGGCAGGCTAATGTCTTTCCTCGATAACAATCCACTGTCTTTCATTTTCGGCGCAAAGCCTGGTGCTGGTGTGCCGACTTATACGCAGTTACAGATGCGCCGCAAGATCGCGGAGTCGCTGCTGGGGCAAAAGAGTCGCTATCCAAAAACCTTTGGAGAAGGATTAAGCGCGATCGGAGAGGCGATCGGTGAGCGCGGTATGCTGAATAAGTTTGATGCAATGGATCAAGCATATGAGGGGCAAACAGGGCCAGAATATAATCGGGTGATGGGAATGCCTCCAGCTTCGGCCACACCTACTGGAAGGCCGATGTCATACGCCCCTGAAGATGCCGGTACGGGGCCGGTCGCTGCTGCTGCGACAACCGGCAGTAATGTGGGAAGCTGGAATCAATTCGCACAGGAGCAAAGCCCTGGCGGACTCGGTCTCGCGCCGCAGCAGGCGGCGGGGCTTGTCGGTAATCTACAGGCTGAAAGCGGTGCCAATATCAATCCTAATGCTCCGCCTGGTGACAATGGAACCGCATTCGGTTCTGCGCAATGGCGCGGCCCGCGGTTGGCTGCATTGCGGCAATATGCTGCAAATCAGGGTCTCGACCCCATGACAACCGCAGCGCAGCAAGGTTTCATGCGGCAGGAGATGATCGGGCAAGGCAACAAGATGCCAACAGAAGGCGGCGCTTACGCAGGCTTGACCGCAACCAATACACCGGCGGGAGCCGCTACCGCAGTGGACCGGCTCTATGAGCGCTCCAGCGGAGAACATCGCGGCAGGCGTATTAACAACGCACAGAATATCATGAGGTCCTTGGGGCCGCAGAGTAGCGTTGTCGACCCCGGCCTAAACCAGAGTGTAGCACTTGATCAGACTGTGCCGCCTGCGCCGGCCGGGGCACCGATGGCCTTTTCAGGTGCGCCGGCCAGCGACGCCCCGCCTATCGGTGCCCCACCGGATGCGAGCACAGCTATTACCAGTGCGCTTGTTCCAAAGCCGGCGCCAGTCGTAGCGCCGCCCGTACCGCCGGCGCCGGCGCCGGTACAGATTGCACAGGCGCCGCCACAACCTCAGATTCGCGTGCCGGAAAAAGAACCGGTCCCGCCGCCGGCACCGCAGGCGACTTCGCAAATGAGTGATATTGCAGTGTTGTCCGGCAAACTTGATCCCAATGACCCGCGTCAACGAGGTTTGCAACTGCGTTATCAACAATTACAAGCAAACCAGCAGGCGGATTACACTCAAAAACTGGAGGAATACAAACATAAGCGCGACCGTTGGGAATCCGCACCGGAAAGAGCACTGGCACTGAAAAAGGCGCAACAGGAAGTAATCAGTGATGAGTCTCCCGGCCAAGCCACACCACGCGGCGCTGCCGTGCTCGCAGGTCCAGATCCGAGGCTCGGCAAACCGGAGAGCCCACAACGCAGCGGCATTCCGGTGTTGGAACCGGCACCGCCCGGCGTCATTCCGGCCGAGTGGGCTAGGGATCAGGCGAAAAAAATCAGTGAGACAAAAACCACGCTTGAATCGGTCAAGCCAGAAGTGTCGGAGACACTCGATTTGATGGACAAAATACGCGCACATCCCGGCAAGGCACGGAGTATCGGTGTGCTAGGTGGTGTTGGTGCGATGACGGCGGAAGGAAAGGGCTTTACCGCGCTGAATGAGCAACTCAAAGGCATAAACCTGGTGGCGGCCTACCAAAAGATCAGAGGAACAGGGCAGGTTGGTCAGAAGGAAGGCGAGAACGTTGCAAAAGCACAGTCGGCGCTCACTACGGCCGCGACCGAGAAAGATTATGACGCAGCACTAAACACACTTGAGACAACGCTACGCGGCGCAGTCGAACGTACTGAGCGTAAATTGAATCGACCGGTGACAGCGTATCAGCGGACGCCCGATGATCCCTATGCACCAGATATCGGGCAACTCAGCAGAACCGGCAGTTTTGAGTATGTTGGCGGCGACCCGCAAGATAAGCGCAACTGGAAACGGGTCAGATGAGCGAAGATGCCCCTTGGGAAGAATATACCAGGTCAGCACCGACCAGCGACCAGCCGTGGAAAGAATACGCCAGACCTGTCGCGGAAGGGCCGCCCGCGCCAACTGTTGGATATAGTGAAGATATAGCCAAAGGCGCCGCGGGGGGTCTGGGTCGTGGTGTCGCTGGCACCGTTGGCTTGCCGGGGACCGTTGGTGGCCTGGTTCATTCCGGTCTATCCAAACTAGGGGTGCCGGAAGATTACATCAACAAGGCCGCTACCGTGACAGGCGCGGCGATTCCGCAGTTAAGAACGTTCCGTGGACCAGATGCCGGTGACGTACAGACCGCCATGGAAAAGTACACTGGACCGCTCTACCAGCCGCAAACCTTGCCGGGCAAATACGCCTCAACGATAGCTGAATTCGCGCCGGGTATGGCGATTCCAGGTGGAACCGCCGGCTCTACGGCGGCGCGCGTCGGCGGTAAGCTACTCAATACGGTGGTGCCAGCGGTCGCATCGGAAACCGCCGGCCAACTTACCGAGGGGTCACCTTATGAGCCTTGGGCACGAGGTGTTGCTGGCGTTGCTGGCGGACTGGCCGGCAGTAAGCTGATCACGCCGATGCGGCCAGCCGGCGGCGGCTACGGCGCTGATGTAGCGACATTGGAGACGGCTGGCATTCCACTCACGGCCGGGCAGCGTACCGGTAGCAAGTCGCTGCAATATTTAGAGAGCAATGCAGTAGACATGCCGGGGGTCGGCGCGCGTCCGCAGGCAATTCAGGACGCCGCTAAGGAGGGCCTTGACCGCGCGGTAACCCAACAAGTGTATGGTGGCCATCTTCCAGCCGATGCGCGATTGCCGCAGGCGTCGGCGGCGGGGCAAGAAGCACTCAGCAACGAATACAATCGGCTAACTCAGTATGGCATGCGTTCCAACCCGCAGATGCAAAACCGTATGTCACAGGCCGTTGCCGATTATGAAAACTTGGTACTACCACACAATCGTACACAAAACGTAGCCAATACACGGAATGACATTATCGACCGGCTGGTAATCCAGCAAGGCCAAATGTCCGGTAGGGAATATCAATCGATACGACGACAGATGAAGGCCGACATTAGAAACTCTAATAACCCAGAAGAACAGCAGGCACTCAAAGAATTGCAGCGGTCGATGCAGGGAGCTATGGAGGCCGGGCTTCCACCGGGAGAGGCGCGCGCATGGGCGCTTAATGACCGGCGCTACGCGCTACAGAAAGCAATCGAACCAGCGGTCGCCAAGGCCGCAGACACCGGTAATCTCTCGCCAGCGGGATTGGCGCAGGCGGTTAAGTCACGTCGCAACGCGCAATATTCCGCACAAGGCGGCAATCTTGACGCTTTGGCGCAGGCAGCGTCAAGGGTGATGAAACCGCTGCCTAACAGCGGTACGGCAGCGCGTACATTCATGCAAAACATTGGCATCCCGTCAGGCAGCGGTGGTGTTGGCGCCACGATCGGTGGGGTGGTCGGCGGGCCTCTTGGCGCGACAATCGGTGGTTTCGCTGGTGCTGCATCACCTGCCATGATGGCTAGACTGGCAACGTCGCGGTTAGGTCAAGCCTATCTCGGCAACCGTGTACTGCCGCAGGATGCCCGCAACATCATCGCACACACATTGGCACAGCAAGGCATCTCGCAGCCAGAAGGTTATGCGCGTAGCGAGGAAGCGCTCATGGATTACAAGAAAAAGCGAGCGTTGCGGCGCGTCATGATAGATACGCCCGGTTACAGATAGGAGATAGCTATGCCACGCGACGGTTCGAACGTCTATCACTACCCGACCGGTATCGAGGGCGTCCCTGATACGCCCGTTCAAAGTGTGCCCTATAACTCATTCCTGGCCGATGTCGAACAGGATGCCAATTTACCGCGACCGATTCTGGCCGGCGGTAGCGGGGCCACTAATGCTGACGCCGCACTCGCTAACTTCGGAGGTGAAAAATCCAAACAGGGACCGGTAACAAACTATAATGCGTTTTCGTGGGTTAATGGTTCGTTTTATTCTGACCTTGGTGCGATCGGATCACCGGAGGGTAGCGGGGCTGCTACTGCTGCTTACTTTGGTATTTATTACGAGCACAGTAATACACAATACGCTACTATCGAAGCGCGTAGACTCACTAATAGCGGTATTGGCCCATTATTTGTCCGACAAAAATCGGCAGGCATATGGAGCGCATGGAGCGACGCCGACGCGGCCATGGACGCCAAAAAAGTGAACCGTGCCGGCGACACCATGACTGGACCTCTGAATATTACTTCTGGCGGAATGTTTCTTACACTGCCACCATTTATTTCATCGATTACACTCAATAATGGCATTGGCGTAAAACGCATTCGTATGGGAGCCATCAACGATCTGGAAATTGTCAACAGCGCTAACACTGCCGTAATCATGTCGTTGAGCGATAGCGGTAATCTCCTTTCTGGAGCAATTTGGTCACAAATATCATCGACCACTGGGACGTATTATTTTGGCAATAGCGGGACCAAATATCTTACCTATGACGGCACCAATTTTACCATGGAAGGCGGCGCTCTAATAATAAATGGTGCATTGCAATCAACTGGCCCATTGACGGTAAATAGCACATTTGATGTTTTTGGTTCCATAAAGACACGTGGCGCTCTGGGCACTAATTTCGCCATCGACGCAACAAACAACACCGTCACCGTAGCCAATGGTGGGACTATCGCCACACTATCTAACTTTTCAGGCATGGTTCTTTCAACGTGTTACGGATCAGGTATAACTGAGTTAATTCTGTGTGGTGGTAATACTGCTGCGCGTATTGGCGGCTCAACTGGTGGCACACACACTACAGTATCGTTCAACGCAGGGGCCGCCGGCTATTCATTCTTCAACAATAGTGGATCAACCGCCACGTTTGGGTTGATAGCTTTCAGAACGAGGGCAGGCGCATGAGTGCTCCAGTCTGCATTGACATCAGTCACCATCAAGGATTCCCCGACTTCAAACAAGTCGCGGCATCCGGCGTACTTGGCATGATCCATAAGGCGACCGAGGGGCAGGGCTTCGTTGACCAGAATCGCGCCACCAACTGCACCAAAGCAATTGCGGCTGGACTCAAGGTTTCGACCTATCACTGGTTATCGCCTGGATCGAGCCCTAGCGCGCAAATGGAGTTCTACCTCGATACTGTTAAGCCAGTGCGCGGTGAGCGCGTTGTGATCGATTATGAGCAAAACGGCTGCAAATTGCATGAACTGCAAGAGGCCGTGCTAGCGCTAAAGAATACAAATCTGGATTTGCAAATCACGGTCTATAGCGGCCATCTGCTCAAGGAGCAGCTTGCCGGTGGCAAGGTCGACCCGTTGCTTAAATCGTCAACCGATTTGTGGCTGGCCGAGTATCAAAGCCCCGGCACCCTCGATGATATCACATGGCCGACCGGCACCTATCCAAAGTGGACTCTGCATCAGTACAGCGAGACCGGCTCGCTGCCGGGAATTGAAGGCTCTCTGGTCGACTTCGATCGGTTCAACGGCACCAACGATGAATTCCTGAAATGGATCTCGCCGGCCGGCGGTGTACAGAAACCATCAACCCCAACGTCAACACCAGATCAACAAGTCGTTACGATCGATGTTATAGCGCCGCCTGGTGTTCGCGTTATAACAAAGGTCAACGACCATGCAACTTGACGGTGTAGCACAAGTGATCGTTGCGCTCGCCACTCTAGTGACCGCAATGGGCTCACTAGTCGCGAGCGTACTTAGCCATATTCGCCTCAATCACGTCGCCAATAATGTACAGCAAATCGAAAAGGCAGCGAATTCGATGAAAGACCAGTTAGTCGAATCAACGGCTAAAGCTTCGCTTGCCGAAGGCACGGCGGTTGGACTCGAACAAGGCCGGGCTGAAAATATCGCCTCAAATCTCAATACCCCGTTGTAGCTAG